CTATGTTATGTGAAGAAGTAAAAGACTTATTAGCTGAATTAAAAGAAAACCAAGAAGATGAAAGTCAAGAATGGGAAGAAGATTTAGATGATGATGATTTTGAAGAAGATGAAGAAGATATTGACGAAGAAGATGATAAACTGTAAAAGGACTTATGACTAAAGATATTAAATTATATAAAGATAATTCAGAGATAGTTATTAATGAATCTAATCTTGAACATTTTATAAGTTTAGGTTATAAGCAAGAAAAAGAAAACAAACAAACTAAACCAAATAAGGATAAGAAATGGCAACACATCACGGAAAAGAAGGAGTTGTAAAAGCTGGTGGAACTGCTGTTGGGGAACTAACATCATTTACACTTGAAACAACAGGAGATGTAGTAGAGGATACAGCTTTATCAGATAGTACAAAATCATTTGTTGCTGGTAGAACATCATTTTCTGGTACTTTAGAAATGCACTTTGACGAAACTGATAGCCCACAAGTAACTTTATTAGCTGGTTCTTCAATCGCTTTTATTTTATTACCTGAGGGTGCAACTTCTGGCGATAGAAGTTTTACAGGAACAGGAATTGTTACAGGAATGTCAGTTAATAACTCAATGGACTCAATTATTTCAAGAACTGTTACTTTTCAAGGAACGGGTGCTTTAACTATAGGCACTGTCTAATCCTAATTTATGTCAGTTATTGATAGAGTTAAATCTCATTTTGAAACTCTTAAAACTATCACTATTGAAGTTGAGGAGTGGAAAGACGAGCATGGTAATGCTAGTGTATTCTATTCAGAGCCATTAACCCTTGAAGAAAAAAACATTATCTTTAAGAAATCTAGTAATTTTCAAGACTTAACTGTTCTTGTTGATTTGCTTATAATGAAGTTGTTAGTTAAAAATGATAAAGGCGATATGATAAAAGCCTTTAGCCCAGAAGATAAATTTGCATTAAGAAAAAAAGCAGACTCAAATGTTATCTCAACTATTGCTAATCAGATACTTGCAGATACTAATTATGAGGAAGCTGAAAAAAAGTAGATAGCGACCCTGATGTTAGGTCGCTTTTAGTTGTTGCAGAACGATTACATCTTACAATTCAACAAGTTCTTGATATGCCTGTCAGCCATTATAATCTTTGGTTAGCTTACTTGAAAAAAGAACAAGAACAGTATAAAACAAAACAATCTTTAGCAGAAGCAAGGAAATATAAATAATGGCAAATTCAAAATTATTCATAGACATAGTAGCAAGAGATAAAGCTACAAAAGCATTAATAGGCTTAAGAGGTGGTTTAGCAAAAGTTAGAGGTGCTGTGTTTAATTTGCAAAATGCTTTTATTGGTTTAGGTGCTGGATTAGTAATTAGAAATTTAGTTAACACAGGAAAAGAAATAGAAAATTTAAGAACAAGATTAAAATTTTTACTTAAAGATACAAATGAGGGTGCAAAAGCATTTGAAAATATGTCTGCCTTTGCATCTAAAGTTCCATTCTCACTTGAAGAAATATCAAGAGGTTCAGGTATATTAGCAACTATTACAGATAATGCTAATGATCTACAAAAGATGTTAGAGATAACTGGTAATGTTGCGGCAGTTACAGGATTAGATTTTAGAACAACAGCAGAGCAAATACAAAGATCATTTAGTGCTGGTATAGGTGCGGCAGACTTATTTAGAGAAAAAGGTGTTAGAAATATGCTTGGATTCCAAGCTGGTGCAACTGTTTCAATAGAGGCTACAGCAGAAGCATTTGAAAAAGTATTTGGTAAAGGCGGAAGATTTGGTAATGCGACAGATGAACTTGCAAAAACATTTGAGGGTACTATGTCAATGTTGGGAGATAAAGTTTTTTCTTTCAAAAAGACTTTATTAGATGCTGGATTCTTTGGACAATTAAAAACAGAATTTGGTGCATTAGATAAATTCCTAGTAAAAAATGCAGAAAGTATAGAAAGAGTAGCCATAGGATTTGGAACTTTATTAGCAAAAGCAGTAAAAGGAATTGCAGATTTATTTGTATTATTAAAAGATAATATTGGTGCAGTTGTTACAGCTTTTAAAATTTTAATAGCAATTAAAATAGTTGCATTTATGGTTTCATTAGGAAAAGCTATTGTTCCTGTTCTTGCTGGATTAAGAGGTCTGGCCGCTTTATCAGGTGTTGGATTAGCTTTAGTTGCCGCATCAGTAGCCGCTACTACAGCAACATTTTTTAAATTAAACAAAGAAATAGATAAGACTCTTAAAAGTTTATCTGATGTAGTAGATAGTAATATAAATTTCCAAGAATTAATATCAAGTGCAGATGCTAATGATGGTTTTGCTGAAATGACAAAACAATTAGAAGAAGTAGATGGATTTTTATACAACGCATCAAGTGAATTAGGTATAAGAATTCCAACTGCAACAGAAAAAGCTATTAAAAAATTTAAAGAACTTAATAATGGAGTATTAGAAGATATTAAAAAGAAAAAAGAAAATATCAGAATGATTATCGCAGAGGGTATTAATGATGGTATTACAACAATGTCACAAGCACTATCAAAATCATTAGTATTTGGAGAAAAATTATCAGACACTTTAAGAAACATGGCATTAAATGTTTTAGGTAAAATTGTTTCAACATTAATAGAACAAATAGTAAGACAACAAATTCAAATTGCTATGGAAAATAAACAAATAGCACAGTTAATAACAAAATTAGGAATTGAAAAAATGATTACAAAAGAAAGAATAGCACAATCAACTATTTCTGGTGGAAATGGTAGTATGGGAAGTTCATTAGTAAATTTTGCTTCTAGTTTCTTTAGAGCATCAGGTGGTTCAGTTCAAAAAGGACAACCTTACATGGTAGGAGAACAAGGTGCAGAATTATTTGTACCTAATCAATCTGGTCAGATACAACAATCAGCTAGAGGCACAGGAAATGGTGGAAGTACAACAGTTAATTTTAACATTAATACAGTAGATGCTTCTGGTTTTGAAGAATTGTTAGTTAGATCAAGAGGAACTATTACACAATTAATTAATAGTGCAGTTAATGAAAGAGGGAGTAGAAATCTAATATAATGTCTGGTGCTTTTCCAATATCTTCTGCAAAGTTTGAATCTTTAGGAATAAAGTCAATTCAAAATACTATTATCTCAAAAACTGTATCTGGTAAGAAACTTGCTAGACAAATAGACAATCAAAGATTTGCATTTTCTGTTCGTATTATTACAGGAAAAAGATCAGATGTTTATGGCGAACTTATGGCTTTTATAGTTAAGCAAAGATCAGGTAAAGAAAACTTTACTATAATCCCACCAGAAGTAGAAGATGCTAGAGGTAATGTAAGTGGAACTGTTTTAGTAAATGGAGTTCACGCAGTTGGAGATACAACAATAACAGTTGATGCTATGACAGGCACATTAAAAGCTGGAGATTTTATTAAGTTTGCTGGTCATAGTAAAGTGTATATGGTTGTTGCAGATGTAACAGCAGATGGTTCAAATGAAGCAACAGTTATAATAGAGCCACCTTTAATAACTGCTTTAGCAAATAATGAAGTTGTTACTTATGATAATGTTGCTTTTACTGTACATTTAACAAATGATATTCAAGAATTTGGTGTAGCTGGTGCAGATAAAGATGGTGCATTATTGTATCAATTTGAATTTGATGTAGAAGAATCTCTATAGTGAAAAAATATAAAATAACCCATAAAATAACTGCTGACTTTATTGCAGAAATTATTGTTAATGAAGATCAAATAGATGCTAGTATTAACGATCTTAAAGAATACAAGAAACCTAATAGCAAATTTGAATATACTATGTTAAAAGGTACAGAAAGTGTAACTCAAACAACTTACGAACAATATGACGAGAAGCCTAACAACAGCGATAAAAAACGAACTAGCGACTAATGATATTAGGCCTGTTCATCTTATTACTATTGGGTTTGGTACTCCTGTTAATATAACAGATTGCTCATTTGATCTAACCTCATCAGTTTCAGGCTCATCAGTTACTTATTCTTCTAGTGATTTTATACTAGGTATATCAAATCATACAGAGGAAACAGATATAACTAAATCAAGTGTGAGTATTAATTTATCCGGTGCAGATCAAACATTTATATCAGTAGTGTTAAATGAAAATGTAATTAATGATTCTTTTACTATTTTTAGGGGTTTATTAGCTGACGATAACACATTAATTGCTGACCCTTTTTTATTATACAAAGGAAACATAGAAAGTTTTGATATAGAAGAAAATGAAAAAAATAGTACAGTTGGTTTATCAATAGTTTCGCATTGGGCTGACTTTGAAAAAAAGAATGGTCGTAAAACAAACAATACATCACAACAAAGATTCTTTAGTACAGATGTTGGTATGAATTTTTCATCACAAACAGTACAAGATATTAAATGGGGTAGAGCATAATGGGTTTTTTTAGTGGCATAGTAAAAGCTGTAACAAAATCAAAAGTATTAGGATTTTTACAAAATCCTTTAGTTTCTTTAGGTGTAAGTCTTTTTTTGTCATGGATATTAAGACCAAAAGTACCAGAGATAGAAGATTTTGGAACAAACGAATTTGATGATTTTGAACGAGGTTTATTAATAAATAAACAATCTAATGACGCAAATATTCCTGTTATATTTGGAGAAAGACTTGTAGGTGGAACTAGAGTGTTCATGGAAACTTCTGGCACAGATAATACTTATTTATACATGGCTATCGTTATGTCAGAGGGAGAGATAAACGATATAGAAGAAATTAGAGTTGATGATAAAGTTGTTACTTGGGCAAGTGCATTATCAGATGGAACAGAAGTAGAAGTAGGAAGTGGAGATAGTAATTTTTATAAAGATTCAGCAAGTTTAATTAGAGTAGAGCCACATTATGGAACAGATGGTCAGTCAGCATCATCTTTATTATCTACATTATCATCTTGGGGAAGTAATCATAAATTATCTGGCTTATGCTATCTTGCATTAAGATTTAAATGGAATCAAGACGCATTTACAGGGATTCCAAAAGTACAAGCAAAGATACAAGGTAAAAAAGTTGTAGCTTATAATTCAAGTTTAGTTGCACAAACTTCAGCATACTCAACTAATCCAGCATGGTGTTTATTAGATTATTTAACAAATGAAAGATATGGAAAAGGAATAGCAATAAGTGAAATAAATTTACAAAGTTTTTATGATGCTTCACAAGTTTGCGTAACACAAGTAACACCATATTCTAGTGCTAGTAATATAAATATTTTTGATACAAATACTGCATTAGACACATCTCAAAAAATTATAGATAATGTTAGAGAACTTTTAAAAGGTTGCAGAGGCTATCTTCCATACACACAAGGTAAGTATAGTTTAATTATTGAAACAACAGGAAGTGCATCTATTACATTAACAGAAGATGATATTATAGGTGGATATAATTTATCTATTCCAACTAAAAACGAAAGATATAACAGAGTTATTGTAGGTTTTGTTGACCCAGCAAGAAATTATCAAGTTAATGAAGTTCAATTTCCACCAATAGATGATTCTGGATTACCAAGTGCAGATAGACACGCAACAATGAAAACAGCAGATGGTGGATTTTTATTAGAGGGTAGATTTAATTTTAAAACTATTACCTCTCCTTATCAAGCAGAAGAAATGGCAGAAGTTATTTTAAGAAGATCGAGAGAAGCTTTAACTTTAGGATTAAATGTTAGTTTTGATGCTTATGACTTGGCTATTGCTGATATAGTAAATATTACACATAGTTCTTTAGGATTTTCTGCTAAACCATTTAGAGTTATGGGTATAACTTTTAATGAAGATTTTACAATAGGATTATCTTTAGTGGAGTACCAAGCTAGTCATTATACTTGGGCGACCAAAGTACAAGCTACAGCAACACCATCAACTAACTTACCTAATCCATTTACTATCCAACCACCAGCAAGTGTTACTTTAGATGATACTTTAGTTGAATATAATGATGGAACTGTAATTGTAGCATTAGATATATCGATAGGTGCTTCTCCTGATAGCTTTGTTGATTACTACCAAGTAGAATACAAATTAAGTACAGATTCAGATTATATTATTTATGCACAAGGTTCAGGATTAAATCACAGAGTTTTAAATGTAATTGACCAAAAAGTTTATAATGTAAGAGTTAAAGCCGTAAATAGTTTAGGAGTTAGTTCTACTTATGTAACAGCAAATAGAACTATTGTAGGTGCGATTGAACCACCAGCAGATGTAACAGATTTTTCTTGTAATATTGTAGGACAAGAAGCACATTTAAGTTGGACACAAATATCTGATTTAGATTTAGCATTTTATCAAATTAGATATGCAACAGATACTGATGGAACTGCTGATTGGCAAAACTCCGTTAATTTAGTTTCTAAAGTATCAAGACCAGCAACTTCAATTTCTGTACCAGCTAGGGCTGGAACTTATCTTATAAAAGCATTTGATAAATTAAATAATGCAAGTTCAAATGCAACAGCAATTATTTCTAATGTAACAGATGTTATTAATCACAATGCAGTAGCAACGCAATCTGAACACCCTACATTTGCTGGAACTTTAACTAATACAGTTATTACAGATGATGCTATTGAATTAGATTCATCAGAATTGTTTGATGCGGCTAGTGGAAATTTTGATGATGAAACAACTAGATTTTTTGATTCTGGTGTTGCTAATGCTGATTTCTTTACAAGTGGTAATTATTTATTTGCAAATGTTATTGATATAGGTGCAAAACATACAGCTAGAATTACAGCTACTTTAACTCAATCGTCAGACAATCCAGATGACTTGTTTGAAATAGGATTAGGATTATTTGATTCGGCTTCTTCTAACTTTGATGGAGATACACCAGCTAACTGTGATGCTCATTTAGAAATTGCTACAAGTGATGATAATTCTACATACACATCTTTTCAAAATTTTGTAATTGGGAATTACACATCTAGATTTTTTAAATTTAGAGTTGTTTTAACTTCAACAGATGGTGCTTCTACTCCTGTTGTATCAGCAGTAACAGTAACAATAGATATGCCTGATAGAATATTTAGTGATAATGATATAGAATCTGGTGTTGGAACTAAAACTGTTACATTTACAAATCCATATAAAAGTGTTAATTATGCAGTTGGAATTACAGGCGAAGATATGGCAACAGGAGATTTCTTTACAGTATCTAATAAAACAGTTAATGGATTTGATGTTTTATTTAAAAATTCAAGTGGAACAAATGTATCAAGAACATTTGATTTTATTGCAAAAGGATTTTAAAAGGAGTATAAAACAATTATGGCACAACACGATTACGATATTGAGAACAGTTCATTTCCAGCATTTAGAACAAATTTGAATGGTGTTCTTGATGCTATTAATTCATCTAATTCAGGAACTTCAAGACCAAGTTCTGCTGTCGCTGGTACGATTTGGCTAGATGTTACTTCGGCAAGTACCCCAACCCTAAAATATTACGACGGAGCAGATGATATATCACTTGCAACTTTAGACCATTCAGCAAATACAGTTAATTGGTTAGATAGTTCAGTTGTAGCAGATTTAGTAAATGACACCTCTCCACAATTAGGTGGAAACCTAGATACTAATTCACATAATATTGGAATAGATGATGCTCATGGAATATTAGATGAAAACAGTAATGAGCAATTAATATTTCAAACAACAGCTTCAGCAGTCAATTATTTAGAAGTAACAAATAGTGCTACAAGCAATAACCCATCTATATCTGCAACAGGAAGTGATACTAATGTTGGAATAGAATTTAGCACAAAAGGAACAGGGGCTATTAAATTTAACGATCTAGCTTATATTCCACAACAAGCCTTAACTTCATCTTCAAATGCAGTTGCTTGGGACACACAAGCTAAACCAAACGCATATCATCTAACAACAGAAAACACTACTTTCTCTGCACCAACTAATCCTGTAGAGGGTGCTTTTATTTGTGTAGAGATTAATTACAATGGTTCACATACAATCGCTTTTAATACTGTATTTGAATTTGCTGGTTCAACTGCACCAACATTTACTAGTACAGATGGTAAAACGGATATTTTGGTGTTCAAGTATAATGGGGCTGTTTGGCAAGAAGTTGGTAGAACATTAAATCTAAGTGAAAGTTAAAATATGTACGCATTAGTAGAAGATAGTTCAGTAACTAAAATAATAACAAATCCTAAAACTATAGTTATAGGAGATGTAAGATACCCAGCTAAAATATTTCAGTTATGGTCAAAGTCAGAATTAAATGCCATAGGTATTTATGAAATAATAACAGATTCAACAAATAAAAAAGATGAGAAGTGGTACATTAACACAAATGAATCTTATGCTTTTGCAGATAATAAAGTTACTAGATCATGGGGAACTGCTACACCTAAAGCACACGCAGATAGCTTATGGACACAAGCAGATTCAGATGATGGAGATTTACCAGATGACAAAGAAGTTGGAGATGTTAAAACAGAGGGTTTA